TCTATATATGAAATTTATCAACATTTTGGTAATATTATTACAGAAGAAGAAAGAGCAGTTTTAGATAAATATGAATCTACTTTAAATTCTCCTAGTGACGCTAAAGTATGGGATATAATTCCTAATGCTATAATGAATATGACAGATGCTGAAACTACTCCTTCTTGGATAGATCCTTGGCAAGATAATTATAACGATAACTATAAAACCAGAAGATTAAGAGTTACTCACGTTGTATGGAAAACTCTTAAAAAAATTAAATATATTTATAGATTAAATGAAAATGGTACTTTAGAAAAAAGTATAGTTGATGAAACTTATGTATTTAATAAGGCTACTGATATTAAGCAAGAAACTATTTGGATTCCTGAATATTGGCAAGGTTATAAAATTTTTACAAATCCAAAGATATATTTAAAGATAGAACCTATTCCTAATCAATATAGAGATATTGATAATCCTTTTCAAATTAGAGGACCTTATACAGGCACAGTTTACTCTGCAAGAAACTCTTCTCCTATATCTATAACTGACTTAGGCAAACCTTGGCAGTTTCTTTATAATGTGATTGTTAATCAGATTATAGAGGTTATGAAAACAGATATAGGTAATATATTATTAGGTTTACAGGAGCAGATCCCTAAAGAGTTAACTCCTACTCAGTGGATGACTTATATTAAGAAATTTAAAGTAGCATTAATTTCTGCATCTAAAGATGGAGATTTAAGAAGTATGGGAATAGACCCTCAATATTGGAAGTCTATTAATTTATCTCACACTCAAGATATTGCACAAAAACTTAACTTATTAGATTATATTGAAAGAAAGATGACTCAAGCAATGAGTTATAATCCTAATAGATTAGGTATGCAATCTCCTTATGAGTCTGTAGGTAATAATCAGCAAAGTATTATACAATCTTCTAATCAAACTGAAAAGTGGTTCTACATTCATAATTATGTAAAAGAAAGAACTGCAGAAAATTTTATAGAAATATGTAAAGTAATTTATAAAGAAAATCCTTTAAGAGCTTCATATATATTATCAGATTTAAGTATAGCTACACTAAACACTGAAACCTCAGATTTTGCTAACTATAACTACAAAGTATATATTACTAATACTTTAAAAGATACTCAAGTATTAACAGAACTTAAAAGTCTTATTCAACCTATTATTCAGAATAGTGATGGAGATCTTAGAGTAGTTACTGAAATTTTAACTTCAGAAAATGCTACTGAGATTAAAAACATTATTAATAGACTTCATGAAAGCAGAATAAAGCAAGAAGAAAAAGCACAACAGTCTCAGCAAGAACAACAAACTCAAATGCAACAAATGCAAATGCAAATGAGACAAATGGAAATGCAATTCCAAAAACAATTGGCTGATGATAAAAATACCACTACTTTAGAAGCTGCTAGAATTAATGGAGAAAGATTTGCTGCTATGAATGATATTAATGATAATAGTGAGCATGATATGATTGAATTAGAGAAATTAAAGCAACAAAATATTAATGACAAAGAATTAAATAAGGCTAAAATTGAACAAATTGAATTACAAAATAAAAAATTAGAAAAAGAAATTAAAAAATTGTAATTTAATTTAAAATTAATAAAGTATTGATATTAAACAATTTGCCTAATTAATTTTTTATTTAGGAGACTATAAATTCAAAAATAAAAAAATTTTTTTTTAATTTTGTATCACAAAACAATAATATAATAACACACAAAAAAAATAATATAATATGCCAGAAAATAACCTAGATTTTGAAATCTTAGAATTTAATGAGAATTTTATTAGTGATGACAATCTAACTGATAAGATTGATATTTTAAACCAGTCTGAAGATTCTGAAGAAGAAGATGATGAGAAAGAACTCATTAACTCAGATTTAATTGATGATGAAAATTTAGAGGACTTAGATTTGTCTGAAGAAGAAAAAGAAATTATTCTTAAGAAGAAAGAAAAAGAATCTAAACAAACTGAAGAAGAAAATTCATCTGAAGAAGATTCAGAAGATGAATCTGATGAAGAAGTAAGTCCTTTAAAAATATTTGCATCTGAATTAGCTGAAAAAAATCTTTTAAACTTACCTGAAGATTGGGATGGAAATGAAGAAGCTTTGTTTGAAGCATATGAACAAACTTTAGAAGAAAAGGCTAATCAAATAGTCAAACAAGCTTATAAAGTAGATAACCCTAAAGTAGATGGAGTTTTAAAGTTCTTAAAGAATGGTGGTAATATAGATGACTATGTTGCTACATATGAACAAAGTAACTGGGTTGATGTTAACATTGAAGATGAAGATAATGCTATTGCACTTGTAACTACTTATCTTAAAAATGTTAAAAGTTTAGATGACGAAGAAGCCAATGCTTTAGTACAAGGTTACAATGATAAAGGTAAGTTGTTTACAAGAGCAGAAGAAATTCAAACTGAGTTAAAAGCTTTTAGAGAAAAAGAACAACAAAAGTTAATAGATTCTCAAGAAGAATATATGAAACAACAAAGAGATCAGTATTTTAAAACTGTCTCTAAAATAAAAGAAGTTATTCAAGTAGGTAAAACTAACAATGTAGTAATTGCTAAAAATGAAAAAAATAACTTTGAAGACTTTATCTTTACTCCTTTAGAAATTAAAAATGAAAAAGGAGAGATATTAGGTACAGCTACTGGGTTTAAAAAAGTGTTAAATGAATACTTATCAGATCCTGAAAAAATGGTAGCATTAGCTTACAAATTGTATGAAGGACTTACAGATAAGTCTGAAAAAATAGAAACAGAAAGTAAGATTAAAAGTAAATTAGCAGATGCTTTAAAAAGTAAATCTGGTAAAGTAAAAACAGAAAAAATTAAATTAGAATTTATTAATTAAATTATTATATAAAATAAAACTCAAATTAACATGAAATTATCACAAAGTAAATTCGGTATTATAAAAGCTCCCATGCTTACTGGAGACAGAAACTGGGGTATGAACTATACCAACTTAAATAACCTTTATCAGGCAGGTTTAATCAAGACTGATACAGAAGCTTTAGGAGGTATGGGACAACTAGCTTCTATGAAATCATTATTTGACGGAAGCTCTCCATTGTTAGAACTTGCACAAGGTGCAGATGTAGTTACTATTGAAGGTAACAAAGTAGAGTGGGAATTTATGGTATCAGGCTATAGACCAGCTTTACTTATTGAAGATGTTGAAGCAGGTAATACTACAAAAGGTATTGGTCAGCGTCCATTCAAAATTAAACTTGATTTAGGTACTTATGTTGAAGGTGATACATTAGTATTTACTGACAGTAAGAAGTATAACATGCGTGTAATGAGTGCAGGTCAAAAAGATGGTTCTCATACAGTATATACTGTTAAATTAATGACAGATGATGCTACATTGTTTGTACCTACAGATTTATTTGTAATTGGTGCAAGAATTATGAAATTATCTTCTACTTATTCTGAGGCATCTGTTAAAGGTGGTTCTATGAGTGTAGATTCAATTGGTAAAATTAAATTCCGTTCTAGTCTTTCTAGATTTAGAAAACAATATCAAATGACAGGAGATGCTGCTCAAAGAAAATTGAATGGTAATTTAACTGAAGCTGATTTGTTAATTTTAGCAGGTAGAAAAGCAGGAGAAAGTAATGAAGCATTCCAAAAAAGAATTGTTTCAGCTATGAACACTAAAAACAAAGGTAATATGTATATTACTTCTGTTGCTGAGATTAAATTCAACAAAGAGTTTGAAATGGAGAAAGAACTTCACTTGATGTATCAAAGAAGTACTTCTACAGTAATTGATGAGTCTACAGGGTACTATGTAAATCAAGGTCCAGGTCTTCAAGAGATTTTGGAAGATGGTTACAGAGAATACTATAACACATTCTCTATTGGTTTAATCAAAGATTTCTTACAAGATATTTTCTTTGGAAGAGTAGCTTATGACCAACGTAATGTTGTAATGTGGACAGGAGAGATTGGATTGAGATTGTTTGATGAAGCTATCAACCAAATCACTCAAGGTTTCTTCAAAGATATGAAAGACTATTTCATCAAAACTGACGGAACTTCATTAGTACCAGGTGGTCCAACAGGATTATCTTATACTGAAACTCCATGGACTCAATACAAATTGAAATTTGGTGGTTCATTGACAGTTATGCATATGAAAGCTTATGATGATGTAACTTTCAACACTATTTTAGATGAGAATGGTTATCCAGCAGAATCTTCAAGATTCACATTTGTAAACTATGGTTTAGGAGATGGATTTGGTAAAAACATTGCTTACTTAAAATCTTCTAGAAATGCATCATATGGTTATACAGGTGGTATGTCAAATCCTTATGGAAACAATCAAGGTGCTTTAATGTCTCACGCAGGTGACTTCTGGACTGTACACAGAATGGAAGATGCAGGTATCATGGTAAAAGATGTTACTAAGTGTGGAGAGTTAATCCCAGCAGTATTAAGAGGAAAATAAAACTACAATAGGCTTTAGAGGGTGTGCCATAATCACCCTCTTTTATAGTGGTGTGGAGAAGTTGGTATCTCATTGGGAAAATATATAAATTACAATATGATAAATATAACTGAAACAATAAATAAAGGAGTTATTTATAAATTAGAAAGCCCATCAGGTAAAATATATATTGGACAAAGTATTAACTTTTTAAATAGAGTTAAAAAATATAAAAAACAAGCAAAAAATTCTATTGGAAAACATTTATTTAATGCTATTGAAAAATATGGTTTTGATAAATTTAACATAACCATATTAGCAACAATAGAATTAGATAATAATGTTGGAATAACAAAATCCAAATTAGATAAACTTGAAATATACTATATACAAAAGTTTGATTCTTTTAATAATGGATATAACTTAACCGCTGGGGGTAATGGTTCTTTTAAAAGAATAATTTCAGAAGAAACAAGAGCAAAATTATCAAAAGCTAATAAAGGTAAAGAAAAAGTAAAAAGTATATTATTACATTGCTCAATATGCAACAACAAGTTTTATCTTAAACCTTTTCAAATTAAAAGTAGGTTAAGAAGAAGTAGAGATATTACTGATATATGTTGTTCAAGAGAATGTGGATACTTTAAATTAAAAAACTAATCAGAAGTCCGTAGGTTCGAGTCCTACCACCGCAACTAATTTTAAACACACACAAACACAAAATTAAATAATATGTCAAAAACAACAATTAGACCTTTAAAGGTTAAAATTTATCCTAACATTTTAAAAAACAAACACTGGCAAGTAAACATCAGTCCTGAGTATAGACAAATAGGTGAGTCTTATGCATTCTTAGCAAACAACCACACTATAAGACCTCAGTTTGATAAAGCATCTTATCAGTACAATTTTGGACCTATTAGTAATAGGTATACACAAGAAGAGGTTGATACCTTAGTAAAAAAATTAGGATTTAATGATGAGCATACAAATGCTAAATTAACTTCTGCAGATTCTGGTAATAGACTAGATCCTTTCTTTACTCATAAGAACTGTAAAGCTAAATTAGGTAGAGATGTTACAACCTTGGATTTAAGAAATCCTTTAGATGAATTAGTATATGCTATTATGTCTGCAGATCCTATGACAATTATAGGAGAAAACAATTTATCAAAACATCCAACAGCAGAGTGGATTATTGCAGATGAAGAAGCAGATGCTTTAGTAAGAGAAAGTAAGAGAGAAAAAGTAAGTAAACTTCATAATA